CAAGTTTCTCAAATAAATGACTCATCAGTCAAAAAGGTGGGTTTTGAAAAGATAATTAATCCTATCGACGATCCCATTGTGCCAGAAGTTATGATGTATGGTAAGAATAAACAAACATTATTTGCAGCAGCAAAACGCCAAATTAAAACAGCACCAACACCCACATCCACAATATCAAAAGCATTCGTTGAATACGCCAAGGCAAAAATAGAAGAAGATATAGGTGATTATTTAAATGGATTTGGGTACAATGAAGCACAATGGTACTCACACTTACCGGCAGCAAAACAGAAAGCCATAGATCCCATCAGAATGTACTTCCGAGACAGACCTTTGTTTGAATCAACCTTCACGGAAAAAGAAAAACAAAAATTATTATCAGAGGAGTATGAAGCAATAGTTAAAGCAGAATTGCAACCAACTGACGGAAAACCAAGGATGGTATGTTCAATACCACAAAGAACAAAATATGTCATGGGACCAGTAACTTGGCAATTAGAAGAAATATGTGCTAAACATCTAAAAGGCTATTGTGGAGGTAAGAATTTAACTGAGATGGCAGCAGACATTAACCAATATTATAAAGATGGATTTACTAAAGTTGTAGAAGGTGACGGTTCAGCGTTTGACAATTCACAAGATGTCACATTGAAAGCAGTTGACAGATATCTATACCAACGAGTAATGAATAAAGTATATCATGTACCTAAGAAAGAATTTTTCCATCAATCTCAGAAATACTACAAAACAATGAATGTGAAGTATACACAAGACAACAAAAAGATTACTTACTTGACATATAAAGTATTAGGTACAGTATTTTCCGGTGATGCAGACACAACCTTAGCTAATACAATAAGAATGGCAATGTACAATCGATTTGCTAATGACTCAGAAGGCCTACGATATGGTATAGATTACGTATGTTTCTCGAAAGGTGATGATTTCTCCGTGTTATATCAGCAATATGTATCAGATGAATTAATTAAGTCTATATACAATAAATACTTTTTACCTAAGCCAATTGATAAGTATGAAATTTTAGATACAAGGGAATATGCTCTAGGTCAAATTTGCAAATTTTTGGACATAGGAGGACCAGATTCACTCAAATTTTGCAGCCTAAGGGCATGGTATGTTAATACCTACACAGACGACATCACCCTAACAAGAAATCCATCCAAACTTTATAATCTCAGTTTATATGCTGTAAAAACCAAAAACTACTCCCCCCACATGCGAGTCTTATACCACTTAAGTCAAGCTATGGCATACGAATCATCATATAAGGGAATAGATATATTTGATACAATGAGATTAGCACATATACATGAAGCATATAATATACACAACATGTTCAAAAATACACCAACCTATAAGAAGGCATTACCACATTTGTATGAAAAACTCCTAAAAGCCAAGAAAAGGGAAACTAGCTATGACTTTGGGTTTGATGATGAAATGAATTTAAAATTAGCTGACTTATATGACATAACAAACAGAGAACAAGCGGAAGACCTTATATTCGCAAATTATTGGGATAATATTCAAGCTAAATATAATCAGAGAACAGAACAGAATACAATACTTGAACTCAAATATATTAATGACCAAATCAATGCTGAATTTGACGTTGAAGAATTAAAATCTAAATTGGGGTTGTTGGGCAAAATAAAATTTTTAGAGAC